ATGGAGTTGCTAGAGATGGCGCAGCAGCGAGATGTCCAGCCCATCGAGACAGCGCCAATGGTTTGGGGTCTGGACGTTGCCAGGTTTGGGTCAGACAGATCGGCGCTCTGCAAGCGTAAGGGTAACGCGGTGACCGAGCCAATCAAGACCTGGAAGAACCTGGACCTGATGCAACTCACGGGCGCGGTGGTCTCAGAGTACGAGGCGCTGCCACCAAGCGAGAGGCCGACAGAGATCCTGGTGGACTCAATCGGCCTGGGCGCGGGAGTGGTTGACCGGCTGCGGGAGTTAAATCTGCCTTGTCGCGGCATCAACGTCTCCGAGTCGCCGGCAATGGGCGCGACGTACCGGAATCTGAAGGCTGAGTTATGGCACAAGGCCAAAGCCTGGCTAGAGGGGCGTGACTGCAAGATGCCCAAAGATGAGGCACTTGTCAGTGAACTTGCCATTGTCCGGTATTCGTTCACTTCCAGCGGAAAGATCCAGATTGAGGGTAAGGACGAGATCCGCAAGCGCGGTTTTCCCAGCCCTGACCGCGCCGACGCCTTTTGCCTGACGTTTGCCAGCGACGCGGTAATCGGTGCATTCGGCGGGGCTAAAGTGTCCTGGAATAAGCCACTGCGCAGGAATCTTCCTCGCGTTGCATAATATGGTGGCGTACCAACACGCATGGGGATTGGTCTCGGCATATTGCTGTGATAGACGGAGCCGCAAGAATGGGTCAGTCCCCACCCGTGTTGGTGAATGCCTATGCTAACCGTGGCGATAAAACCGTGTGTTTTCACGGCCCCGCAAGGGTGAGGCGGTGACAGTCGGAGAGACGACAACTTATTTTTTAAGGAGCGAATCCATGAAGATTGACAAGGCCGCCAAGAAGATTGCAAAGGTGATGGGCGAGTACAAGTCGGGCAAACTGCACTCGGGCATGACAAAGCGCGTCGTAAAGAATCCCAAGCAGGCGATTGCCATTGCGCTGTCTGAGGCTGGCAAGTCCAAGCCTATGCCAAAGGGAAAGATGTAATGGCTACGCAAACCCGCGACGTGCCTGGCAAGTACCAGGCAGCAATGGACCAGATGATGACACCTGCCAGCGAGGTGGCGAAGTGTCCTACGCCTACCCAGGACGTGGTGCTGAATCTGAAGAATCGGGCGAAGGCGATCACCACCGCCGCCTACGGTCCTGAGAATCCCGCGTTGCCAAATACGGCCTACTGGAAGAAGAAGGCTGACACCTGGGACGTGAGCGTGGATGACGCGAAGAAGAGCGTATGCGGTAACTGCGCGGCGTTCAACGTGCAGGACTCAATTAAGCAGTGCATTGCGAAAGGAATTGGAAATGAAGCAGACCCCTGGGGAACGATTGCGCTGGCTGATCTCGGATACTGCGAGATCTTTGACTTCAAGTGCGCGGCGAGTCGCACTTGCGATGCGTGGGTGGTTGGCGGGCCTAATGACGGCGATACGGAATCGGTAGACACTAACTTGGGGCAATGACATGAAGATGGCAAAACCTGGACTCTATGCAAACATCAACGCCAAGCAGAAGCGTATCGCGGCTGGCTCTGGCGAGAAGATGAACAAGGTCGGCAGCAAGGCAGCGCCCAGCGCAGCCGACTTCCGCAAGGCGGCTAAGACGGCCAAGCCAATGAAGAAATGACAGCGGCCTGGCAACGCAAGGAGGGGCAGAACCCTAAAGGCGGTCTGAATGCCAAGGGCCGCGCCAGTTTGAAGGCTGCAGGCCAGGATATCAAGCCACCAGTGAAGTCAGGCGATAACCCGCGTCGGGCGTCATTCCTAGCGCGGATGGCTGGCAACTCTGGCCCTGAGATGAAGGACGGGAAACCGACCAGGTTGCTGCTGAGTCTGAACGCTTGGGGCGCATCATCCAAGGCAGACGCCAAGGCCAAGGCTAAGGCCATATCCGCGAGGAACAAGGCGAAGTGATAGCGCCAATTGCAATCAGCACCGTCCACGGCAAGAACCTGGCGGTGATGCTGGCGTCTATCCGCGAGTACTGCCCTGAGATCCCCGTCTACTTGCGTGGTCCGGCATCAGTTCTGGACCGGTTCGACGCCGACGTGAAGATGATCGGCCAGCCCCGCAACTTTGGAGATGACTACAACGACATCATCAACCGCGTCCTGCAAGACTTCGACTCTGTCGTGGTGGCGAATGACGATATTGTCCTGACGCCCACCAGCTACAAGGTCCTGCTGGAGGACGTTGAGATCCTCAACGACATGAAGCTGAACCCTGGCTGGGTAGCGTCCAGGTGCGATTGGGCGCGTGCGGTGCAGAACATCCGCTGGAATCCTGAGGGTGAGGCGTTCGATATGTGCAAGTTCACGTCTGAGTCGAAGATTCGTCGCGCTGATGTGATCTCTCCCATATTTGCCTGGATTGGTGCAGATGCCTTTGCTAAATGCCCATTCCCACCACTGAACTGGTTTTCAGATGACGTGCAATGCACCGACCTGGAGGAACTTGGCTACGAGAATTTTGTGAGCGCGTCCTATGTCCACCACGTCGGGAGCCAGACGGTGGGCGTGAACGCCGAGTCCTTAACCAACCAGGCGCTGCCCTGGCTTATGAAACACCGCCACAAGTATGTTCAACGCTGGTTTAACTCTTAATCTGGGATCAGGAAAAGACTACAGGGACGACGCTATCAACGCGGACATCCGACCAGATGTAGGCGCTGATTGGGTGGTGGATATCTCCGACCTCCACATCAGCGGGATCGTTCGATGGAAGGATAGGTTTGTTCCCATCAAGCGCGGAGGATTTGAGCGCATCATTGCCTTTGACGTTTTGGAGCATATTCCTAACTTGGTCCAGGCCATGACCAACTGCCGCGATCTGTTGGCCGAAGGCGGTGAGATGCACATCGTCGTGCCTTACGAGTTGGGTTTAGGCGCTTGGCAGGACCCGACGCACGTCCGAGCATTTAACGAGAATTCGTGGGTGTACTACTGCGCCTGGCACTGGTACTTGGGCTGGAAGGATTACCGGTTTGATGTCGCGCACCTGGACTACAAGCTCTCAGAGTATGGGAAAACCCTAGAATTGGGACTAGACGAGTTGCTGCGCACGCCTCGGGCGGTGGATAGTATGTACGTCGTACTTAGAAAGATACCCGTATGAACATGAACGATATGCCAGTGACCACCGACGTGGCCGCACAGGAGCCGATGGATGACACCGAACTGGAGGCGATCATCGGGCAAGACCTGACCGACGCCGTCAGTTATATCGATTCAGATATCTCGCCTGTTCGGGCGATGGGTACGGCGTACTACCGTGGCGACCCGTTTGGGAACGAGGAAGACGGGCGCTCCCAGGTGGTGGCGATGGAGGTGCGCGACACCGTTAGCGCCATGATGCCCAGCTTGATGCGGGTATTTTTCTCAAGCGAGAACACCGTCGAGTACGTTCCCGAGACACCGGCAGACGTGGAACACGCCAAGCAGGCCACTGACTACGCAAATTTCGTATTCAACCGTGACAACAACGGTTTTATGACCACCTATTCCATCTTCAAGGACTCGCTGGTCCGGAAGTGCGGCATTGCGAAATTCTGGTGGGAAGACTCCGAGAAGGTGGAGATTACAGACTTCAGCGGACTAGATGACCAGACCCTGCAAATTCTGATGCAGGAGCAGGCCGAGGTCAAGATTGTTGTCAGCTACCCAGATCCTGATGCGCCACCCATGCAGCCACAAATTGACCCAATGACGGGTCAGATGATGCCAATGCCACCGGCTCCCATGCTGCACGACGTCCAGATCAAGCGCGTCACCAAGGACGGGCGCATCAAGATTATGGCAGTGCCGCCAGAGGAACTGCTAATTGACCGCCGAGCGCGTTCATTTGACGATTGCAGCCTGATCGCGCACCGCAAGATGGCGACAGTCGCCGAACTGGTGGCGATGGGCTACGACGAGGACGAGGTGCTGGACAACGTCACCGCGTCTGACCTGGACGACAACGAGGAATACCTGGCGCGCCAGCCGCTGGCGACCGCCGTCGGCCAGACCGACAGCGCCAACCCTATGCAGCGCCGCGTCCTGTACATCGAGGCATACGAGCGCATCGACTACGACGGAGACGGCATCCCCGAACTGCGCAAGATCTGCTGCATGGGTTCCAGCTACAAGGTGGTGCGCAATCTGCCGGCGTCCTACATCCCGTTCGTTGACTTCCCCTGCGACCCCGAGCCACACACCAGCCCCATCGAGGCAATGTCCATATTCGACATCACGCACGACATCCAGGAGATCAAGTCCGAGATCTTGCGCAACACGCTGGACTCACTGGCTCAGTCCATCCATCCGCGCACTGCGGTGGTCGAAGGCCAGGTCAACATGGATGACGTGCTGAATAATGAGACCGGCGCGATTATTCGTATGCGCGCGCCTGGCATGGTGCAGCCGTTCAGTTCCCCGTTTGTCGGGCAGGCCGCGTTCCCCATGCTGGACTACATCGACCAGATCAAGGAAGACCGCACCGGCATGAGCAAGGCCGCGATGGGACTGAATGCCGACGCCTTGCAGTCCAGCACCAAGGCGGCGGTGGCCGCAACCATCAGCGCGTCCCAGGGCCGCATCGAACTCACGGCGCGAATGATGGCAGAGGGGATGAAGAAGCTGTTCAAGGGCATCCTGTTCCTGATGGTGACCCACCAGGACAAGCCCCGCATGATTCGCCTGCGCGACCAGTTTGTGGAGATCGATCCCCGCGCCTGGAACGCCAACATGGACGTGAGCATCAACATC